GTAGAATGTGCCGGCAGTAATACCTGCTGTCTCTAGTGGAGAATTTGCACCCTCAACCAGGATCAACTTACCATCAACTGTTTCACCATCGCTGGTAGCAGTGCTATCAACGTAGAATGTTAGTTTACCAGATGTGCCATCTGCAATAACGCCAGTGATTTCTGCGTCATTGATTTTGCCAGCTACTGCGCTAACTGTAGTTGCAGTTGTTAAGTTTACAGTTGTACCGTTAACAGTCATTACGCTGTTAGCAGCAAATGTTGGACTAGTTACAGTACCTTCTGCTGTTGCCCAGCTGTTTTGCCAATCTGTACTACCAACTTGTACCCATGTATTTTCTATGTTTTTGTAGAAAATACCATTGTCAGATGAAGCAACTACTGCTGCATAAGAACCAATTGTTCCGATGCTTGCCAATGGGATGCCGCCTGACACGTCATTGCTGTCAGTAATAACGATAGGAGTTTTACGAGTAAACGTCTCAGTAGTTGCGCTCCACTCATTGATACCCCAAGTTGTTGCACCTAGGTCCAACCAGAATGTTCCATTCGGAGGAGGACTGTCAGGACGATTGCTTGTTGCTTCTAACTGTGATAAGTCAATGTCTGCACGGATAGCATACAAGCTGTTTGCTGCGCCAAGAGCGCTGTGTGCAGCCAATAATCCGTATTCGTTTTGTTCGTTACCGTTAAGAGGTGTACCCGAACTGCTTTGTTTAAATGTTGCATATCCCAATGCGGCTGCAAGTTCACGTTGGCTAGTGAACGATTGTAATTTGCCTGCATTGGCTTTTGTTGTACCGTAGGCCGCTGTGCCGTCTGGTGCTGTTTTGTCTTGCTCTGTTGCTAAGATTACCAATGGTACTGTACTAGCAGCATTAGACACGTATGCGCTCATGTCTGTTACTGTAATACTTTGACCTGGAGAAACTAAAATAGCCATGTTATTCTTCCTTTACATAATAGGTTATGTTAATGATATTTATTCGTAAATGGCAATTTCGGGCGTCTACACTGCCCTTTGCAAAGGTTTGCGCATAAATATCAGTATGGAAGAACGCCCTTTATGCCCTACCTGCTTTGAAAGACTAGTAGCAGTTAACTATGTCAAAGAAGACCGTGTACATTATCGCAAGGTCTGCGATAGCTGTGCCCGTAAAGGCAAGAAGCTAAAGCCAAAACCACCTCAGTGGGTACAAAAAGGCTATAAGAAAAAGCCACAATGCGAACACTGTGGCTTTAAATTTAAACTCGTTGATCAAAGTTTAGTTTACCATGTTGACGGTAACTTGTCTAACACCGATTATAACAATCTCAAGACCATATGTAGAAACTGCGTGGTTGAAATTGGCAAAAGTCGACTACCGTGGAAGCCTGCTAAGGCTTCACCAGGGTTTTAATCTGTTCGTGCAGATGATCTAAGCTACCGTTGTTGTCAATAACATAGTCAAATTGTGTTCCTGCCCAACTATACTCGCTAGCATGGATTCCCTCCTTGGCAAGCCATTCGCTTGCTTTAGTATCTCCGCGGTTGGCTTGTTCAGCAATGCTGTACCAATGCGGAGTAATACCACGTTGTACCCATACCACCTTTGCTCCTTGCGCTTTTAGTCCAGTAATTTCGTTAGGAAAACGACAGTCAGTAATAACAATGTTGTCTTTTGCTGTGCGTAGCTTGTTTTCCAAGCTGGCAATCCAAATATCATCGTGGAAGTGTGCTCTAAGCACATTTGTTCCCCAATTCTGCAATACCCAACGAGGTGTAATTGGCATGCCAAGTCTGCTGCTCCACCACTCGTCATTGCACTCGCGCCAATCTCTGCTGGCCTGGGTTCGCCCTTCTAGCATGTCTCGGTCCCAGCCAAATACATTAGCTACCGCGTCCTTTAGTGTAGCTGCAAAACTTTCTCTTTTAAAGTTATGAAAGTTAACCAAGAAGTCTGCTGCTGTGTCCTTGCCGCTGCCAATAAATCCACAAATTCCAATGATCATAAAAATGCCCCTATACGGGGCATTGTTACATATTACAAAGCAAATGTCAACTTACTTCTTTTTACCACTTTTCATATTAGCGCACCAGTGTGCCATACGTTGTTTTTCGCCTGAGCTGTGTGCTGCTATGCTACGTAATTTGCTAACCGATTGCTTACAGTTAACACCCGAACGTTTAGCCAACCCCTTGCGCCCAGGCTGCTTACCATCTGCAAAGTTTTCAGTGATAACTTCAGTGATTTTCATCTTAGCAATTCCATTTACGCAGAGCTAGGGCTTTGCGAGTTGGTTTACCATTGGGCTTCTTCATTGGGCCCTTTACTCCAGACATTCTAGCACAAAAGCTCTTTCGGCGTTTAGCTGCTTTGCTGCCCTTCTTTAATTTGCTAGGCTTGGTAGTAACTGCTGTTTGTAATTTGCTACCTGGGTTTTCTCTACGATAGCTAGCAACCCCCTTGGCGTTTAGTCCACCTGTTTTACTTTTGCCCTCTTTGCGTCTCCAAGCTGCGGTTTCATAAAGCTCGTTGTCATCAACACTTTCAAAGTCTTCCCAAATTACATCTGCGTCAACCCCATGTTCTTCTGCTAGGCTTTCGACCATTTCTTCGATGGTATCAAACTGTTCATCAGGTGAGAGTTCTTCCCTGACCTTTTTGCAACTACCGTCTTCGCCGCGCTTTTTGCCAGGAACTTTTTTGTAGCCATCCCAGCACTTGTCGTAAATCTTACTGTTAGGGTGCGCTTCATTAATACTTTCTGTAATAACTTCGTTAATTTTCATACGTTTATCCTGTTACCCAATATAATGGCATGTTGCCTTCTACGTTGTCTTTGAGCTGTTGCTCTAGTTTTTCCATCTCTGCTTCAGCTTCGGTTTTAAGTGCGTCACCGTTTAAGCTTGCGCCGCCTTGTGGGCCAGCAATTTGACTAAACTTGCTACGTGCTTCACCGAGGATACGTTTAGCAAAGCTGTATGCATATTCTTGTAACCACGGAAATGCATACACATCGTTAAACAACATTTGGTCAGGCTTGCTGTTATACACCCACAACATCACACTTTCAGAGAAAGCATCCACTGTGTTGCTATATACTCGTGTCTTAGATAAGTCAAATCCAGTGACACTGGTCTGTGCTAGCTCATTGTATGCAGTGAATGTAATAGTCATTGCATCTTCGCTAACGCTTTCTACCGGGTACATACCGTTGAAGCCTGCGAACGGGCAATTACTGATAACAATAGTATCATCAACATGCACGTTGTACGGCTGAGTAGTTTGCACTGTAATAGTGCTACCTATTGCTGTGCCAGTTGCTGTGATAGACTGTGTTCTAGCGTAGGTATGACCAGCATCAGGTACCTTGCGAACCAGCACAATCTTCTTAGTAACTGGATTGTATGTAAAGTTCATGTAACCACCAAACATGGTCATGGCCAATTTCTGATAGCTAGCAAATAGTTCGTAATTGACTAGGCCGCCAACACGCCCAGCTACCAACATATAGGTGTTTAAGTATCCGCTAGCAAATGGCTCAAATTGGCTTGCTGTTGTTCCGGTTACCGATCCAATGCCTCTGCGGAACACTTGTCGAACTGACATGATTTCTCTAGGCAGGATATATTCTTGTGTTTCTGGCAATAGATCTAAAAATACATAAGATTCTTCTACTGCGTTTGCACTACGTTGGCGATATTTAACTAGCGCCTGCTTGATTGCCATTTCGTAGTGCTCTTTGTCTAGTTCAACGTCAACAATACCATCACCGAGACGCATACGGATGTAGTCTGTTATTTCTGCACGTTTTAAATTGGCGCTATCGTATAGCGTAGAGTCGTAAGCAATGGGACCAGGGCCCGCCAAGCTTTGCGCTTGGATACTGCCCTGACCTGTTAATCCTGTTTTGATTGTAACTGACATAAGAAATCCCGTTTACAGTATTTAGCCGTAAACGGGATTCCTATTTAACCTACTCGG